CTGCCGACTCATGGCCCGGGGCGTGAGCAAACCCGCTGGTGGGAAGGCACAGCGCGAGGTTGGAGTTTGAGCCAACCAAATTCCAACACGGTTACATTTAGCAATCAAACCATCGGATTGGCTCATAAAGTGACAGGCGGAACGATCCGGGCTAAACGCAAAAACAACCTAACAATTCCGTTGGATCCAAGAGCGCACGCAAAGACCGCTAGAGAATATTCCAACCGGGTTAACCCATTGTTCCGGGTCAAGAATGTTTTGGCCGAAGTTGACGAAGGCGCTCCAAACGGAATTAAACCGATCTATGCCTTGGTGAAATCCGTCACTCATAAGCCTTGGCCTAATGCTCTTCCTCCGGAAGATTCATATGTGAACGCATTCATGGACGGCGCTTTGGACTATTTGATATCTGAATTCAATACTTGACATATATGACCATGTATGATTATCTCCCTTCGATGTTTCGCAATTCCAACATTGTAACCGCTGCAATCCAATCGGAGCTTTCCGATGTTGCTGGTTCAATTGTCTATCTCCCGGAAGGACAACACCGCATCAATGCGACCGTTGGCGGAAAGGCCAAAACCGTTGATGTCCTAGTTGATTCCCGGGTTGCTGCATCATTCGCTGAAGACCTTAATAAGCGATTTGAGTCTAATGTTCGCCCGTTCGCAGGGTTTGATCATAAGCAAGGTGCCGCCTCATTTATCCCCAAGGAATTTAGATATGAGGAAGGCGTTGGTCTTGTGCTTGATGTCGAATGGACGGAAGCCGGGCGCAAAGCCGTTGAGGGGCGCGACTATTCTTATTTTTCCCCTACTTTCCTTCTTTCAAAAGACGGAATTCCGACTGGTCTAGCAAAGCGTGGCGAGATCGGATCCCTAGTCAATGATCCAGCATTTGAAGAAATCCCGCGCATTGCGGCATCACATAACGAACAAAATAATATGACTGAACAACTGATCGAATTGGGTCTGGTTGAGGCGAGCGAATCGCCGGATACCGCACTCGAAACCGCAAAGGCTAATCTCGCTGCTCTTCGTGAATCCGCCTCCCTTGCCGAGCAAGTGGAAGCAGCTAATGAAGGCAAAAAGTCCGCCGAAGAACAACTTGCTGAAATGGAAGCTGCATATGCCGCTCTTAAAGCAGAATACGAAGATATGAAGAAAAAGATCGAAGAGAAGGATATGGCATCCGCTGAATCCGCAATCGACGAAGCTGTCAAATCTGGACGCATCGCTCCACAAGACGAGGATGCTAAAGCATTCTGGAAAGGTGCAATTCTTGCCGATAAGAAGGCAGCCAAGGTTCTTGCCTCGCTGCCAAGCAACGAAGCAATCAATGGCGCTACAATTCTTGCTGGACGCATCGAAGAAACTCCTTCAGTTGAACTGACTGGTCTCGCTCGCGTCGAAGCTGCATTTAAAGCACAATCGCTCAACAAATAATCCCCAATAGAAAAATAATATGCCTAACAATACTACTCTACTTGATCTTGCCAAACTTAATGGCGCTGATCCGGTTGTCGGTCTGATTGAGGAAGTGGCTACCGCCTCCCCTGAAGTTGTGACCATCCCCGCCCGCACGATTCGCGGAACCAGTTATAAGACTGTGGTTCGCAATTCGCGTCCATCCGTTGCTTTCCGCTCCGCTAATGAGGGAACGGCTGCAACGAAGTCAAACTTCACCGAGCGCCTCGTTGAAGCCTTCATCCTTTCCGCCCGCATCGAAGTCGACAAGGCAGTTGCTCGCGGCTACGAAGATGGCCCGGAAGCTCTCCAAGCAATCGAAGGCGCTGGCGTGATGCGCGCTGCTCTTTCGACTGTCGGCTCGCAAACCATCTATGGTCGCAGCGCAGGAAGCAAAGGCTTCATCGGCCTTCAGGAATTCATCTCGACCTTCGGTGATGAGCTTGTTGTTGACGCTGGCGGCACAACCTCCGCAACTGGATCTTCGGTTTATGCAATCAAGGCGGGCAATCAAGGCGTCCAATATGTCTATGGCAACGGAACTAGCTTTGATCTTTCGCCATTCCGCGAAGGCGATGCTGCCGATGCTTCAGGCAATCGCTTCGCTGCTTATATCGCAGACCTCACCGCATGGATCGGTCTTCAATGCGTCAACAAATACGCGATTGGCCGAATCAAGAAATGCACCGCCGATTCCGGCAAGGGTGTCACCGATGCGAAGATCGCTGAATTGCTTTCGAAGTTCCCGGTTGGCGAGCGCCCCACCCATCTCTTGATGAGCCGCCGTTCCGCATTCCAGCTTCAGATCAGCCGCACGATGACTGCCAGCACCAAGCAGGAAGCCTTTACTGGCATCCTTCCGGGTGTTCCTACTGAATCGTTCGGTATCCCGATTATCATCACCGATTCGATCGCTGACAATGAAGCCCTTGCTTAATCCTAACCCCTAAATAGATAATACGACAATGGCCTTTGAATTCAATCTCAATCAACAAGATGCCTCCTACACTTCGTCGGTGGCAATCCTCCAAGCTGGAGCAAATTCCGCAACATTCGATCTTGAACAAGTCCTCGGTGGCGACATTCAAAACTTCGTGGTGGAAATTTCCGCTCCAGCCGCTTCCGGCATCGCTAACGCAGCGGTTCTTACCTACACCTTCAAGGATAGCGCCGATGGCGTGACCTTCGCTGCTGTGGATCCTGCTGTGGCAACCACGCAAACTGGTGCTGGCGGACTTGGCGTTGCTGCCAAGAGCGTTCGCTTCCGGGTTGATCCCGCAACTCGACGCTATATTCGCGTCGAGCAAACTGCGAGCGCATCTGCCGGGACCTTCGCTGGTCAGCTGTTCACCACCAAGCTACTTTTCTAATTAGCTTGGATCTTAATATGCCGCTGGTCTGGGGTTTGTTCATTTCCCTCGGATCAGCGGCAATTTTCTAACTGATCTATGGCATGGGCTGAATTAAATTTTGCGGGATTGCAGGGAAGACTAGGATCCGAAGAGATCGCTTCGCTGCTTGCTGAATCTGCCGCACCTGAAGAAAAGGTGACGGAGGTTCTGACCCATGTTGCATTGGACATTGCCAGCCGGGTCAATACTGGGCGCAGGAAGCGCGGATTGCCGCCTGTGGTTAATTCTAGTGTCTATGTGCCACCCGGGGCGCAACGTCATGCCTATGCCCTTGCAAGGCGTTTGCTGTCCGATGCTTTTCCTTCCTTGGCTGAATTCAATGGCGATGATCGCAAATCATCCATTGAGGAAGCCGAAAACTACTTGGACGATCTAGCCAAGAATGATGCCGATTCGGATGATCCGGGCGCATCCAGCTTCGCTTACTCTTCCGCATCCTCATTCCGATATGGTGGATCCGCCGTAATGGATTTCTCAACTTCCCCATGAGCATCATTCGACAGATCGTGGAAAGCATCGCCAAGAGATTGGCGGATCATGATTATTTCCGGACTGTCCCGAAGATCCCTGTGCTTGTTGAGGATGCGAAAGATGTCGAGAAATCAATCCTTAACGCAATGCAGACTGCCGGGGCGTTCGTGCTAGTCAACTTCGATGGTGCCGATACGGATTCTGAAAACACTCCCGGACCATATTTGAGCGATTCATCATTTAAAGTGATTGTTTCGGAAATTCCTTCTCTTTGGCGCTCCCGGGGATCAAGGCAGCCATCATGCACCGAAATTGCTGAAGCTATCTGCCGTCTCATTCATCATCATCAACCGCTAGATTCCGAAGGGCTTGCATTATCTGGCGGAGTTTTGTTATTCGATTCAATGTCGCAACAAGCGAACGAATCGATGCTCCAGCAAGTCCTGACATTCAGAATACCAATTGGATTAACCAACACAGACCCAGAAAGATAAAATTATGGCAACATTTGATAGAGCAACAATCGTTCGAGGCCCATGTAAGATCGGTTACGATGGAGCGACATTCTACTCCAAGGGTGGCGTTTCGCTGACCATGACCAACTCGACCTTTGACAAGGAAACCGATGCCTATGGCATTGTTGGCAAGGCAAAGACAGACTTCCAAGTTGTTGTTGAGTTTGAACCAGTTGGCGAGATCGAGGCATTAACTACGCTTTTCCCATATGGCAGCACAGCAATCGGTGGATCGATTTATGGATCAGCCGACAAGGCGCTTGTGATCACATCCGTTGATCAGACTTACACGATCAACAATGCTGCCGTGACGCAGATGCCCTCGATTCGATGCACAGCTAACAACACCGCATTCGGATCGGTTCAATTCACCGGATTAGTGGATAAGAGCGGCGACCCAAGTTCATTAGCTGATTATTATTCTGCTACTGCTGGCGCAGCGATTGGCTCGGCATTCAGTCCGTCTTTGATCGTTACTGCTCCATACCAAGCAACGCTAGGCGCAGTCGGGCCTTTCTACTCCGAGGCTGGATTTGAGATCGCATTCGACTTAAGTCTTAACCCCGTAACTGTTGATGGCATGGGCACGGTTGATATGTCGCTCCAGAATCTCGGCGTGAACATCACCTGCATTCCGACTGGGGCTTTAGCTAATTCATTCGATACCTATTTCGGATCGTTGGATGTTGGTGAGGATCTCGCAAACTCAACGCTCGATATCAGCACTAGCACATCTGGCGGATTGAATTTCGACTGCCTTGCTGTGCAAGTGATCGATATTCAGAAACGATTCAGTCCAACTGACAATCGAGTCGGTCAGCTTACCATGGCGGCTCGGCGCACATTCACATCTGGATCACCTAACCCATTGTTCACAGTCCTTGCAGTAGCATAATTCATGTATGCAGCCGCATTCATCGGGGATAAGATAATCGATCTCGCTGGCTGGGACCAAGGACCATCCGCCGAAACATCGAATCTTTCCATATCATACAGCAATCAATTCCAATCCGTTAATTATATCGGAGGGACTTGGGGGCGGCAGTTTTTCCGCTCGGGATCAATGGCGAGCGCTTCATTTGATAGTAGATTTAATTTTCCTGATTATGATACATATCAAAGATGGTCTACATATTTCCTGTCGGCGTTGCCGGGATATTTTTCCAACCAAACATCTTGCATCTTTAAACTGACCACCCCTTGGCCCAATTATGGAACTAGACAAGTTGAAACGGCTACTGGAGTCGGAACTGTAACTGGGTCTGGTAATGTCGCCCTTATTATAACTTCTCCCGGAATGGATGCTAATGGATGGGATCTTTCTGTTCCAGTATATGCTGGAGAAACTGCTACAGTATGGATGGATAGAGTTAGATATTGGCTAACAATAGCACAGGTCCAGATGTATTTTTCAGTATCTGGATCCGGGGCAAATGTTGTTCTTACTAGGCGGAGTCCATATGCCGCGCAAGACAACACTCTTAATATATCAATAGGCGGCCCGGGGACGACTGCTACCGGAATAACTCCGTCTTTAATTTCATCGGGAACAACTGCAGCAGTTCCGCTTGCTGCAATGAGCGAACAAATATTCTACGATGCCAATGTATCCGTTGCCGCATCGCAAGTAGGCACATCCGTTCTGCTTAATACATCCGTAACCGGACGATTAGTCGCCCCATAATATATGGCATCAAAAAAGGTCAATATCGATATCAGCACAACGGCTAATACATCCGGAGCGGATCAAGCTGCCGGGTCAATGGATAAATTAGCCGAGGCTAATAAAAATGTAGCCTCTACCGCTGAATCGACATCAAGCAAAGTATCCGGCTCGCTAGATGGTATATTGAATTCAACCGATGAATTATCGAAGAGCTTCTTTAAGGTTCAGACCGCTTCCGAACAGGCGCTTGCTGCTTCAGATGTTGCCGCAGTAAAAAATAAGCAATCTCTTGATGCTGCGGCTGCGGCTGCGGAATCATATGAAAGGCAACTAGAAGAGATCAGGTCAGCGACCGAGAGAATTGTAGCGGCTAATCTTGCCGATGCGGTAGGGAAGATTTCCAAAGCGTTCGGGGACCTATCCCCGGAGGCTGATCTTGCTATTTCCGGGGTTAAAAATTTCCTTAATATATTAGCAAATACTGGGGATCCGGTAAAGGCTTCACTTGGAGTTGTCGCAACTGCTGTTGGCGGAGTGGTGAGCGCAATGATTGACGCTAACAATCAGGCCAAGGAATTAGACAAGTCCCAAAAGGAACACGCTCAATCGATGGCGACCATACGGTCGGAGATCCTCGCAAAAGTTAAAGCCGAGAAAATGGCTGAATTTTTCCAAAAGGAAACCGATGCCGTAAATGAGCAGATTGACGCGCTAGAGAGGCGGAGCAAAGTTCAATCTGCTATTGCCTCCGCTCAATCTGCGGTTGGCGGGGCTGCTGCCCCGGGTGGAGCGGATCCCGGGGTGGCTGAAGCCGCTAGAGTAAATTCAGAGACGACCGCTAAACTTGCGGAGATCGACAGGCAAGTGGCGCTTGCCGGAGATACTTTGGCGGCAGCAACAAGAAATGTTGAGATAGCTAACCTTGCTCTAAAAGAGGCAGTCCACAGAGAGGGTCCGGGAGGAGAATCTGCAATAGCAGCGGAAGCAAAGCTAAAAGCAGCGGAAGAATTAAAGGCTCAACTCGAAAAAGATTTCCAAGATATACAAGATATATCTACCGCTAAAACTGCGGAGATTGTTGCCGAGGCCCAAACTCAAGTTGACAAAATAACGGAGCAGACTACGGCACAATGGACTGCCGGAGTTGCTGCAATTCAAACAGAATTGCAAGCGGAGATCGACAAGCAAGGAGCTAGTGCAAGTTCTTCCATGAAGAGTGCGCTCGAGGGATTCGCTGCGGTAATGGCGGATGGTCAGATAAAGCCAGAGGAAATTGCAAAGCTCAACACGGCTTTCGAACAACTTAAAAATTCCCAAAATCAATTTAATAGCAAGGTTTTGAGCGGGCTTCAGTCTCAAAATTCCCAAAATGTTCAGGCGCTTAATCAGATAACTTCTATAAATAATCAGATAACAACGAAGCTAAATGGAGCGATCAATGCTTTAAATAATTTACAAAACAGGGTAAATAGCCTAGCATATCCAGCAAGATAACAAAAATATGCCAACCAAAATCTTACCAACAGAATATTTAGGATCAAATTATAATGGTGATACATCAACTGGTGTTGTTTCATTTGATATCGATGATTTTGTATCCTCGTCAAATTTATCCAAGCCGGAAATTGGGCAAGCCGCAAACATCGATCCTGTCGGGCTTGTTGTCGGATTGAGCTATACAATCACAACCCTTGGGAATACGGACTGGCAATCTGTCGGCGCTCCATCCGGATCGGTTGTTGGGACATCATTCACGGCATCTGCTCAATCCGCATCCGGAACGACTGGAAAGGTTTCGTCCGGAGATGCTCGCAGGGTTTTGCTTGGATTGTGCGAACAAATTTATCAAAAATACTTTCAATATTCCGCTGCTGGAACCGCTCCAGCGAAGATGACAGTTGGAAGGACAACCGGAATTGAAAACTCTACCGGATCCGTCACATCATTGGTTATTACTTATAATATTGGATTTACTGTTGATATTCAAACTCAAGAGGTAGCGGAAGAATAATATGCCTGTAAGCTGGACAATCGCCGGGCAAACCGGGAGAAATTTTGATGCGACTGCAAGATCGCTTGAGTCTGCTTCTATTAGTTCTGCCAGACTTGAATTCAAAAACCTTGAGCCTGATACTCTTACATTCACGATTTCCGCATCCCCATCTGGTGCCATATTTCCGGATCTAGTCCAAGAGATGGCCCTTTACCGAAATGGGGTCCAATTCTTTGTCGGATATGTCACAGATATAAGAACAATGATTGATTCTCTCAATCAATCCGTCCAAGTAACCGTATCTGGAACTTGGTGGTGGCTTGACAAAGTTCCTTTGACTGCAACTTGGAATGATGGTGCTGGAACTTCAGGGGAGAGAATTGCAATCGTCTTCGGAAGCGCAACTGCCGGGCAGAATTTAAAAACTAGCCTTGAGAATGTGATAAATAGAGCAGCAGCCGCAGGTGTCCCAATCGCATCTATAGCGCAGGGGTCGTCTGTTGATAATATGTTTGATTTTCCAAAGATAACATTAAATCAATCTACTTATGGACAGGCTTTATCGGAGCTTGTGCGGATCGTTCCTGATACAATGGTATGGTTTGATTATTCGACAAAACCAGTAAGAATGAGAATAACTAGAAGAGGCAACGCTACTGCAACCAATCTTGATGCCTCCTCGTCTCCGATTGTATCTATCGACATAAATCCTGTAATTGAGCTTCAAGTTTCACAAGTCACCCTGCCTTATGTAGATAGAGACATACAGGGAAGGACCATATTTAAGTCTCAATCATCAGGAACAAATTATCTATCACAAAGGCAAGTCATAACCGTATCCGGCCCGGAGCTTGATACGTTTCTGCCTAATGATTTGTTTGATTCGCAGACTCTAACAGTTGCTCCTAACTTGACTAACCTTGTTCACGATTCAGACCCTAGATGCGTTGCCGCTGCTGCCGCAGCCGGAATCGCTAGACTTCCTATAAGCATAGCTTACAATAGGCAGGCTTATTGGACGTATTCAAATTCTGAAGCCTCATACTATACTTTTGGTGGGGCAATTTTAAAAGACTCAGGAAACAACACTTTATCTGGATATAATATCCTAACATCGGCCCCTCCCGCTAATTGGTCAACTATCAATTGGAAACAATGCAATCTTACTGCAACAATGTGGGCGAAACATAGATACCAAACTGGTTCTAAAATTTTTCCAGTCCCTACTTATTGGGCTGAAGCTGGATTTACTGAAGTTATTTATGCACTAGAATCTAAAGCAAATGACAGTCATGTAGCTAAATGGTTTGCAAAAACTATTATTATTTCGTGCAACGCTACTAATCAAATTTCCTCTCCAACAACCATTTACAAACCTGCGGATTATTCATTCATATATCCTCCAGCCGACCTTTCAGCCAATCTTCTTGCGGCTCAAAATTGGCTTCCATATGAAGGGCAAATTCAACTTGAGCAGGAAGATGTCGGAGGCAATAGATATAGGGGGACAAAAGTCAATATAGCTAATTCTTTGTCTTCGTTCTCCAATATGGGGGCTTTAGTTAAAGGCGAATCCCTAGAGATCGAAACCGGGCGAACAACTATCAGCCTTGGCGCTCCTGCTAGGAATGATTACCGGACTCTTGTTGATAAGGTGAGAAGAACATCCCAAGACAATATTGTTTATGTATGAGTGCAATAACACAATTTAACCTATTTAGGCGAAATAATGGAGATGTCTATATTCAAGGCGGGATTTTTGTTGATTTAACTAGACCAACTACTGCTGCCTACATTTTGGCATATGATTTAAACGGGATTCCAACAGGGGATTCTGATTCATTCAATCCTGCCCCGGTTCTTGCTGGGGGGAGCGGAAGAAATATCTTAATGCCTTTTTCCGGGAATCCTAATTTGCCATTTGGAGTATTTAGACCAATATCTGATTACAAGTGGACAAATGATTCGATGCCGGGAGGTTTTTATATTGAGTTTAACCAATCAACGGGGAATCTTGATTTTAAGAATGCAACAGGAACTATTGCAACCGCTCCGCTAGGATCAATAGCTATAAATAATCGCGCACCAGCAAGCGCAACGGTTAGTCATTCAGGCCCGGGATCACAAATTATTACAATCGATCTTGGATCTGCAACTGGAACGACAAATTTCACATATACATCTGTCACCGGGAATACGAATTTTAATGTTACATGGAATGGCGTTAGCAGATTTAGCGGATCCGGAAGCGGAACTACATCATTCAATAAAAATCTAGCAAGCCCGACCACCGCAACCGTTGAAGTTTCCGCCATTGGCGATGGCGCAACTTCAACATTTAATCTCGGTGTCCCGGGAGGCGGCGCTGCTCCATATGTCCCTCCGGCGCTAGGAACTGGAAGAGTTGGATTTGTAGCGTCTTCTACTTCCTACGGAAACTCCCTAAATGGGGGGGTCGCTTTTAATCTTTATCCATTGTTTGAGAATTCGGCAAACATTAAGACTTGTAGCGTAACTGCGGAGACATCTATCGGTTCCAGCTTTGTTTTCAACTCTGATAATTATCAAAGATTTTATGATGCCACCGGGAAGGCATATGAAATAGTCATTGGGCAAACTCAAGCTGAATTCAGGGACTCTACCGATATTATAGCAGTAAAAGATACAAGCGATGATTCCACCTTCACGGATCCAACAGGAACATATATTTCCACGACATATGGAAAAACAAAATATAGCCTAGCGGATGATTTCTTTATTGATGTCCAGCACAATAACAACGATCCAATCCCTGCCGTTTATTTTTATATCATGAAATATTCTGCCGGGGTTTTTGTCGGGGCCGAGGGTCCGTATAGCTTGAGTTCCCTTCCAGCAAATTCCGCAACCGATAAGATATTGCCAATTGGCGAGTTCATCGGCGGCACGACAAACAAGCTATTGCAGCTATGGGAGGGTCCTGTTCTGCTGCGATAATGTCCTTTACAAATCTTGCTAAATCTGCTACCTAAACCGCTATATGTCAGGCACAAACCTTGATGCCCATTCTGGAGAAACATTGAGCTTATCCTTTTCCTGCAAGGACGAGACTGGCGCGGCATTCAACCTAACCGGATATTCCGCCCGGGCCAAGGTTCGTTCCACAATCGCATCCAGCGTTGTGGTGATCGATCTAACCCCGACAATCCCCAACCCGGCTAATGGTATCATTGTCGTATCGAAAACCGACGAGCAGACTGCTAATGTTCCGCCCGGCGTTTACCAATGGGATTTGGTGCTGGATACTCCATCTGGCGGGGTGATTTACATCGCTGGCGGCACAATCAAATTCCGTCAAATCGCATCACGATCATGAGCATAGAAATCGTAGAAATCAGATCATCATCTGATGAACCATCAATTGTTTCCATCAATCAAGGCCCATCTGGGCCGCCGAATATCCTTACAATCGGAACGGTGGAGAGTGGCGCTTCCGCATTTGCGAACATTACCGGATCATCCCCAAGCCAAGAATTGAATCTAGTTCTGCCCAAGGGTGATCAAGGCATCCAAGGTATTCAAGGCATCCAAGGCATCCAAGGTGAGACTGGAGCCACTGGGGCGCAAGGTGACCGTGCTGGGCTGAAATACAGATTCGACACGAGCACAAGCCCCGGCGCACCGAGTCCCGGGCATCTTAGGTTTAATAGCTCAACTTTAAGTGCTGTAACTCGGATTGCGATTCGGGATACGGATTTTGACGGCACAAGCACCAGTGCATTACTAGATTTAATTGATGACTCAACATCAGCAATCAAGGCGCGGGTTGTGATCCGTAGCAACTCAAATTCAGACACCAGTCATTTTAATTTCCTTGTCACAAGCGTAACTGACGAGGGCAATCATCATCACATCAATGGAACATACGTATCGGGTTCCGCTTTTGATAGTAACGAGATTGTCGCGTTTGATTTCTTTGTGACCGGGGACAAGGGCGATCAAGGTATCCAAGGCATCCAAGGTGAAACTGGCAGCAGTGGTGCTACCGCCCTGCTCACTGGCTATGTATCAAGCCCCGGCACGGTCGCGGCAACCGATACGGTGATTCAAGCGGTCGGCAAGCTAAACGGCAATGATGAGCTGAAAGCCCCAATAGCGTCTCTGTATCCATATATCGGCGGCAAACTGCTCACCTACCTCGACGAGGAAGCGGCTATTGCTGACCCGTTGATTTCGGGCGGCGACATCTACCGAAAAACCGCTGGCGGCGTTGATTACGTCAACCCTGACAACGTGCCATCACTCGATCTGCGCTTTGCCGCCGACAAGACGCTGACCGCGAGGCGTGGGCCGACACCGACTTTCTCAAGAGCATCAAGTGGAACATTCGTTAACGCTAACGGACTGATTGTCGGGAAGACGGCTGGAACTACATCTAGCATTACTCCAAACACTCAAGCAATCGGCAGTCAAGTCACTGTAACGGTTGCTTCTGGTTCTGTTGTCGGGTGGGTTGTCGGTCAAGCAATCTCGCTGATTGTTGATACTGACGGACAAGATGATCCAGATGCCACGGAGTTGTGGCTGCTTGGTAACATTGTCAGCACCACTGATACAACTTTGGTATTTTCGGTGACATCAAGGACAACACAGGCAGGAAGTGCGACAAGTTGGACTCTTGGCTATCGCGGCCCCCGCTTCGACCACACCTCTGCTGGCGTGTGCCGTGGCTTGCTGATCGAGGAGGGGCGGACGAATTTGTATCAGCAATCTGAAGTATTTAATGATTCTTTTTGGACGAAAACAAGATCATCTATTTCCTCAAACGCAACCACAGCACCAGATGGGACTCTGACTGCGGACAAGCTTGTTGAAGACACGACAGCTTCAAACACGCACACCATATCATCTGCTGTAACTCCACCAGCGACCGCTCACACTCTCAGCGTGTTTGCTAAAAAAGGCGAAAGAACATGGATTGTTTTGAGGCTTGGTGGCACAAACACTTTTTTCAACCTTGATGACGGAACGATTGCCGCAGGTTCTGTTAATTCTCCAACTATTACCAACTTTGGAAATGGGTGGTATCGTTGTGCAGTGACGAGCAGTTCTGGGACGCAGGGTCAGTTTTGGCTCGCCACCAATAGTACCACCACATCATATACTGGAGACGGGACAAGCGGGTTGTTCATCTGGGGCGCACAACTAGAAGCAGGGAGCTTCCCGACCTCCTACATCCCGACGACGACAGGCACATTGGCTCGCAGCGCGGATGTGTGTAGTATTACGGGGGGTGCGTTTAATAACTTCTATAATCAGAGTGAGGGGACATTGTTTGCAGATGTTACACCTCAGTCGATTGCCCAACAGGCAACTGTTTTAGCTGTTAATTCGGGTGCATCCCAAAACCAACAGGGAATCTACAAAACCAATGCTGCGTTTACGGCTGCTGGATTAAGATGGGGCGCGACAAGTGTGCTTACTGGATTTGTAACTCAAGCGGCAATAACAACAGGAACGGATGTTGCAATATCAAGATCTAAACTGTCTTACGCATACAAACTAGATGATTTTTCGTTTGCCTATGCTGGGACTATTGTAGGCACAGACACAAGCGGAACTTTGCCATCACCAACAACAATGCAAATTGGGAATAGGGATGGGACATTGCAAATCAATGGTCATCTAGCGTCCATCCGCTACTACAAGAAACGCCTTCCCAACGCAAAGCTCGTCACATTAACCACATGATCGCCGACTACCTGCTGAAATTCCCCGACCGCGCCACCGCAGTCCAGTTCGGACTCGCCAACGGCTTCGCTGTAATCGACGACGAGGGCAACGAGCAAATCACCCTCGCGTCCCACGAATACGCGCTTTGCATCATTGGCGAGCACAACGGCGATGGGCAATGGTGGGTTCTCTTCCGCGATCTCGTCGGCATCCCGATTCCAGAGGGCGGCGAGCAGTTTATTTTCTGGGCTAGCGACTTCACCGTGGACGACGAGGACGGCAACCCTGTCCCAGTCCCAAGACCAATCTCTGACGATGTCCCCAACATCTGGTGGGCATAACTTAACATAACAAATATATGAAAACTACCGCACTCGGCATTCTCACTATCGTCGCAACGCTCGCTAATGTGGGCGTTCAAGTCCTCAAAGGTGGCAACCCTGATTTCATGGGTGCTATCGCTGCACTCACCGCAGGTTTCGGACTTGTTAAAGCGCAAGATCAACGCAGGTAATGACTATCCCTGTTGAATGGATCCTCGGTGTCTTGATCGGCCTTGGTAGCGTAATTGCTACCTTGGCCGGGTTACTCTGGCGCACCATGAACAATCGATTGGAGGCGCAAGATCGGATCATTAGCAATCTGCAAAATGAAGTTGCTAGGCTATCCAAAGGATGCGGCATGGATTCCTGCATCTGGAGGCGGATTGCTTGACTTACGCGCGATAGGTCAAGCTCAACTTGACTTACTCAACATGACTTACAACGAGATCTATCATCTGCAAAAGCGGGTTGGAGCGACTCCAGACGGATTCTGGGGACCGGAGTCTATTCGGTCTTGCAAGGCGCATCTTCGTGCAATGATGCCTTCCGTAAATCCTTGGCCGAAATCAGACCAAGGAAGCCTGATGGAATTCTACGGCAACCCGGGGGATGAATCAAAGCTCGTCTCAATTGATGTCTCCGGACTCGGCGTGAGGTATGATGGGCAAAAGGTCAAATCCATCCGCTGCCATCGCAATGTCTCCGACTCCCTTCTTCGCGTCCTTGTGGCGCTAGATGGCGGAATCTGCGCGCGGATCCTTGGTCAATATGCTGGCGTTTATAACAACCGCCCGATGCGCGGGGGATCGCTTCCATCGCTTCACGCTCGGGGCGCGGCAATCGATTTGGATCCATCACCGAACGGAAACCATCGGGCTTGGCCCACCAACGCAACCATGCCGATTCAGGTGATGGAAGAGTTCGCCAAGGAAGGTTGGCTCGGTCTTGGTTGGGCGATAGGCCGGGACGCGATGCACTTTCAAGCTACGCAATAGAATAAAAAATCTTAATGATAAAAACTAAATCGAAGATCGTGCTATTATTGTCCGATCTGCATATCGGATCATCTGTCGGTCTTTGGCCGGAAGGTTTTATATCCAATGAAGGATTTCCTATTGGGCAGAATAAATTTCAAAAGTGGTTGTGGAAATGCTGGAACGATATGCTCGGATGGGCATCATGCACAATTGGCGATGAGAATTTTGATCTGGTGCTAAATGGTGATCTTGTGGAAGGCATTCACCATCGAACCCTTCAGGTTATGAGCGCCGATGTTGGCGACCAAACAACTGCCGTTCTGGATGTCCTTTCAACTTTATCGGCTAGGGCTTCCCTCGTCCATGCGGTCAAGGGAACGGAGGTCCATACTCGAAATGATGAGATCCGGATCGGCGCTGCTCTTAATTCCACCCGGGATCCGCAGACCGGGCAACACGCATGGGATAGGCTGGATCTTGATGTCCACGGATGCCTTTGCAGCTTTGCGCATCATATTGGAACGACAAGCAGACCATATCTTGAAGCAGCGCAGCATTCAATCAATCTAGGCGTTGAGATTCACGAAGCCGCACGGATGGGACGACCAATCCCAAAAGTAATTTGCCGGGCGCACAGGCATCGGCATGGCATCTGGAGCGATGGTAATTCTATGTCTGTCGTGACCGGAGCGTGGCAGGGAATCACAAGGTTCGGGCGCAAGGTTGTCCCGGCTGCTGTTCCTCAACCTAGTGCCGTAATCCTTGATTGGCGCAATGTCGATAAGGGAGAGCTGCCAATCATCCATCCTAGGGTTTATATTGCAAAATAATATGGCAAAGAAAATAGGGAATCTCAATTCTTTACAGTTTGCTTTATCTAAACTAATTGATGAGCCGATGCGAGAAGATGAATTTACTTGTGCTGACTTCTATGCCGAAGCCATAAAAATCGATCCAGCTTTGACGAAAACTCAAGCGCAAAATCGAATTCGCAGGATGCTCGCAAACGGGGAACTTGTATGCCGAAAAGTTAGTCATAATGGCAAACAAGCGAACGCTTATACCAAAGTGTGATCAATCAATCCGACATTGATTGGGAGACTCAATTTGCGGTCTTATGGTTCCGCAATCAGGCGAAGCCATGCTTTACCTGTGGGAAGCAGCCAGATCATGATTATCAGCCCGGGGCAAGGCTCATATGGTGCGGAGGCGATAAATGCGCTAGATCCGTGACAGACTCCGGATTATCCCGGGGATTTATAGATTGGAATTCTATTCAAAATAGGCTTGCAATGTCTAAAAGGAAAAAATAATCTTCCCTTGGTTCGCTTTGGTTCGCGTTCCCATGTTTCATGGTTCCGCCCCGGAGGTTAAAAACTCCGGGGCGGTTACTTTTACGATCAAATAGGGATCCATACGCACCGCTGGCGGATTTGAGATCCAAAGGCCATCACTCCCATTCTCTTTGCCCCGGTCACTCGTTCAAGTTGGTGCTTCCATTTTGAAGCACCCCATGCGGTTGCGCTGAATATCTGCTCTAATGCTGGATGATTATTAGCGACATAGATTCCCCGGCTCTCCGGGCAAAACCTAATCCCATGCCGCTGCAATGCGTCCATTCTATCCTTGCGGCGCATCATTGTCCCGGCATCATCATCTGATAAGGGATCGCTTTGGATATCTGCGATGACTTCGGAAATGGTCCTAGCGTAATTGACCGCTGCCACATCAAATCGAATCGTGCTTGCAGCAAGATGCGCGAGGCATTGGTTTTCGTCATTATCAACATCTTCGGACTTAAAGCCTGACCAATCTTGCCGCTGCATAAATTCCAAGGCAATTGCATCGCTCACGACTTTGCTGGTTGTCAGGGAATAGGCTCCGGCTAATAGCGCACCAATCTGATCCGCTGATCGCTTGTCCCCGGTAAAATCAACTGCAACTCTAGCGAATATCTCACAATTCTCCCGGATGATCTTTGCGTTCTTGATGCACCGGGCGCGAAATTTGCTGCAATACCTATCATTTGAGACAGTAGATTTCCAAGTTGCTACCACTTTATCGAAATGCTCCGCAGCGTTGCGCCCAAGATTTTTGCGAAGCTGAAGGATCGAAATGCGGCTAACATCTGATTTTTTAACCGCTGCCACTCCGATTGAGGCGAAGAGAAAGGCTGATCGGATCAAATAGGTGACGGATCCTCCCTGTGCCGTGCCTTTGACGATTCCGGCTCCAGTCTCGGTAGATGATTGCCGGGCAAGAGTTAGGATCGATTCAAATCGGGCTTGTGAAGATTTGTCCTCCGACTCGGCTTCATCGAAGACTACCGGGAGGGAATCGCTGCCAAGCATCCCACGGATTCCAGCCTCGGAAGTGGCTCCCTGAACATGAAGGGCTGCATCGCCAACGAGCGCCTGAATAATATTGGAGACAATCCACGATTTGCCGGATCCGCTCGGCCCGGTCACCCATAGATGCGGTCTCCATCGCAAGGCTCCACCAATGGGCGCAAGGGCAAGCCAACCAGCGAGCAGCTTCCCATACAGCGGGCGCTCCCAAGAAAGCATCTCGCAAAGGTCAATCAGCTTTGCGGACTCGGCGTTGCTGGCTACCTCTTCCGTCTCGGTATCGATCCGCAATGCTCCATGATAAATCGCCCGGCGCGATGAATTGTATTTAGGAATTGCCACCGATGCTCCGTTGATAATCAGGCGATCCCCGGCATGATAGACGACATCCTCTCCATCGATCCAGCATCCCCGGCCTCGGATCCTCCGGGAGTCAAACATTGGCATTGATTGTGACCGCTGGATCAAGGCGTTGATCGCGGCATCCCAATTCGTCCCTTGGCTATTCCCCGGAAATACAATCTCCCAAGATTGAAGCGGGGCAAGGCGCATTAGGTTGTTCTTGCTATGAGCGGAGGCAGCAAGGCTCACGATTTGCTGCGATTTATCCGGCATATAATAGAAAAGCTCCCCATCCGCCCCTAGCAAGCGGAAAGGAAGATCGGCAATCCTGTCCGGCTGAATCGGGTCAGATTCTGGATCCGGATCCCGGGCGATTGATGTCCTGCTCTCGGCATGGTCTATCAGTTGGCGAATCTGATCCGGGTCTGCATCGGCTGCATCCCACCCGGTCTCGGCATCAATAGGCGGCACGATCATGCTAATTGACGCACAGATCGATTCTAGGCGCTTTGCGATGGACTCGGCTGCAATCATCCCGGGCGAGTCGTTGTCAGGCCAAATAACGCAAGCTCTACCACGCAGCGGCTCCCAATCGGTCTTACCATGAGCCGATGATCCGCCGGACCAAGTGGTCGCATTCCAGCCCGCAGCGATCAAGGCGGAGGCTGCTTTCTCTCCCTCCGCGATGATGATCGGGTCTTGATTCCTGATGATTTCCGGCAGATTGAATAGCGGGCGAGGCTCCGCCATTGCCTTCCATTTCCACCCTGTTGCGCCTGATGTCGATTTGCACCATGTCAGCGGCAAAACCTCTTTTCCGGTTGGATTGTCGAACCGGGCGATATATCCGCGAATCTCCTTATCCTTGCCCAAATATTCCCATACCGCTGCGGGGCTTCTGCCCTTATGCATCAGCACAAACTGATTCGCTGGCTCGGGAGCGAATGGCATTGCAACCCATGTGTCGGATTTCGATGGCGTAGGGGTTGGGGCGGATCCGATTTTCCCCGCTAACCAATCAGCAGCGGATTTGATGTCGGTGTTTCTAGCGAGCTGGATCAGGCGAAGAATCCCACCCTTCTCCCCGGTTGCAAAATCTGCCCACATCCCGGTCTGGACATTGATGGACATCGAATCTCCGGGTTCTCCGGATAGGGATCCGACCTTAAATTCCCTCCCTGATTTCTTCCCTGCCGGGAATAGCTCCCGGCAGATTGATTCAATATATGGTAAAGCCTTTTGATTTAGTTCGCTGAAGTCATGGTTCATAAAATTTTAGCTTGGTTCGCTGCTTTGTAAATCGCCCGCAATTGATCCAGCGGGAGGGATGAAAATGCTGACAGAATTTCTTGCCTTTCGTCAAGAGTATCGATGATTGTGCAGAAATATCTGCAATTTTCCATTTTCTTTGTCTTTAATTTGATGCCGTAGCGTTTGGCGCTCGCCATCGCAGATGCCTTTGCAGGGGCATCTGCAATGAACGAGTCGCCTATACATGAATCGGAAAAAAATTCCTTCCAATTGACCCGGTTAGAAAGGGACATTTTCATTCTCTCCGGATTGAATGATTGTCGGCTGCGTTGGCGGCATCGCTGGCTTTTGGCCTACGATTTTCCCATTGCCAAGGATCGGACCCTTCTCTCCGGACTCCCGGCGAGCTTGGCCGAGATCCTGAACGACCATGTAGTGATTTCCAAATCTGTCCTCTCCATCACGATTTCCTAAAAGCGTAATATCAATATATTTACCTTTTTCTCCGTGATGGATTGCGGATTTGTCGATCTTTGTGACATCGATTTTTACTCTAATTATGTTGTTCATTTTTTATTTTGTTTGTTTGGGGGAGATTATCTTTTCGGCATCATCAACCGTCCGGGCAATCCCGGCACGACCACCTGCCTTATTTACTGCATCCTGCCAAGCAATTTGATCCGGCCTTGGCTTGCCGGATGAGGATTTTACTTCAATGCTTACGAATTGAGCAATCGTTTCCCCGATGTCTGTTTCTGTTATTTTCCTAGAAACCCATCCAATTAGATCGGCTGATCCCTTCGCTAATCCATATCGAATCAAGCGCCCCTTGCTATCCCGGGTCGCTCCGACATTGTTGCGGAACAATCGGACCGGACCATTTCCGACTTGCTGCCGGATCAGGGATTGAGCGTCTGATTCCGTCACTTTAGGCTCCTTATTTCAGATTCAATCTTGTCCATCTTTGAGGAAAGCGTGGCAATCATTGATTCGATTCTTCCGTCCTGATCGACCGCAACCTCTCGCCATTTGTCAGCCTCGGATTTCCAATGCTTCGCCTCGGCTTGAGCCTTGTTCTTTTCCTCAATTATTCGCTGGAAGCAATCTTCAATGTTATTCATGCAGGATTTTTGTTTTCCATCTTCGGCTCGTCGATAGATGGCGGTTGGATATTATTAAGTGGGATTTGATTCTTTTGATTTTCGGGCTTTTTAAAAATCAAATCATAATTTTGACGATATTTAGAAAGGGCAATTGGCCTAGGCATATCTCCCTTCCCTGCTTGGTTATTATTTTCGCTTGGATACATATTATATTTTTTAGTTATAATTCTCTTCCTTAAACATTTTGTTCAGCTTCGCTATGGCATTGCCTGAATGAATTACATTTATATCATTGTGCAATTCAATAAGTAAGCCTTTATATTCGTCACGCTCTCGCTCAATCCGATCTATCTTTCCGAGCAAGGCACATTCTCGCTCGGCTGACATTCCAAGTAGCCTAGACTGATCTAGGCATTCTTGGCATTCGATGTCGGCGCTCTCCGACTTTGTATCTGTGTCGGCGTTCACCTTCTAAATTCTTTCTTGTTGGATTCGATATAGTCCAATGCTGCATCCAGCGAGGCGTTAATTTTCTCTATCTGCTCCGTAAGCTGCTTATTCCTTACTTCCAATGAATAAGCCTGATCCTGCCAGCGCCTCATTGTTTTACACAGTTGAGTTATGCTGATATGCTCCGATGCGAGCATCCCGCAAGACGAGCATTCATAATCAGTTTCTTTTGGATGCGTCTGCTTGCAAGTAGAGCATTCCCAATCATCGCTATCTTCTAGTTCTTGGTTCATATGTTTTTTGTTTTCTGGTTTCGGGCAGACCAAGTATGCTTGGCCCACCCATAAGGATTTTTGTATCCTCTTCTTTTGCCTAGCGCAACTAATTCGTCAAGAGTTTGCGCCCGGCCTTGCTCCTTTTTCCTAGCCCTGACTGGATCATGAATCATCCCGCACTTCGGGCATGAAGCATCCCATCGGGAATGAACATGATTGCAGCCTCGGCATTGCTGAAATCTCGTATCCAAGGCGACTAGATCCCCGCCGACTACTTCAATCTGCCGTCCGTCCGTGACATATTCGTTGCCGCATTCCGGGCATGATGCCGCCCAAGGATGGCAAGCAAAGCACTCCGGGCATTGCCGGGTCTTTATCTTGTCCCCGTCCTTGGCTTTCTTTTTTCTCTTCTCCGCTCCATCTAGGGACCAATCCCGGATATCCTCCGCCAAACCGTGCCTAGCAAGATTGCCAGCATGGTCTAGTATAATTGCTCGGCTTTTCCCGGGGGATGGACGAAGCGCCCGGCCTAGCTGCTGAAGATGTAGCCCCAAGGATTGAGTGGGGCGGAGCAAAATAGCAGCCGCTACGATTGGAAGATCGAATCCCTCGTTCACGATTTCGCAGCTCGTCAGCACCTGAAGCCTCCCATTGCCTAGCGAGCGAACCCTGTCCCGCCTGTCCTCCGCCGATAAAGTTCCATCGATGGTATCGGATCGGAATCCAGCCCGGCGGAATTCCTCCGCAACATGATTTGCGTGATTGATGGAAACGCAAAAGGCAATGGCTGGAGTCCCCGGGCATATCCTCCGGTAATGATCGACGGCATCCCCGGTAATTTTCGGGGCATCCATGATGGATTCCAGCCCTTTCTGGTCATAATCTCCCCGGCGAAGCTGGACGGATGCCATATCAATATCCCCGGGCGGGGCATAATAGACCGGAGCGGATAAATATCCATCCCGGATCAGGTCCCGGACTTCCGGACCTCGGATCAAGTCATTAAAGACATCCGATAACCCTTTGCCATCTAGCCTCTCCGGAGTTGCCGTGACTCCCAAGATCCGGGCCGCAGCGAATTGCTCAACCACTTTGCGCCATGATCCGGCAATTGCGTGGTGGGCTTCATCAATCACGATAAGATCCGGATCCATGACCCGATCAATCCGGCGGATTAGCGTCTGAACCGATGCCACTTGTATAAGCTCGGATCCATCCGATGTCCGCCCCGCTGCAATGATGCCATGAGGAACCCCGAAAGCGGTTAGCGTCCGGCTCGTCTGATCTAGCAACTCCGCCCGATGAACGAGAATCATTGTGCGCTTCCGATTCTCCCGGGCTTGCTGCGCTATATGGCAGAACATCACGGTCTTTCCGGATCCGGTTGGGGCGACAACCAAAACTCGCTGGTTGCCGCCCCGATAGCTGGATCTGACCGCATCTATCAGGCTAGATTGATATGGTCGGAGCGATATCATATCCCGGCGCGGTTCATCACATCGTATCCAATATCCGTCTTAACCCATCGGGAGGCTCCGTCATAGCAAACCCTTTCAATCAAGCCCTTGCGGGCAAGCGTATTGAGCCGGGTTGCCATTGTATGCCGGGCGGATCCAACCGCATCGGCAATCTCTCCGGATGTCTGTCCATTTACAATTACGAACGCAGCGCATTCCCGGATTCCAATTCCGGCCTTGGCTAGTTCTATCAGCGTTTCTTTTATATTTTCCATGCTTTGCTTTCTTTCTTTTTGTTTAGCGCCCGGATTAGGGCAATCGTGATAATCGGATCCCGCCCGATGATTAAGGGGCGTTTAATCTTCATCCTAATTCCTCCATGATGTCCGCTGCACTAGGCATCGGCTTTGATTCTCCCGAAGCGATCCGAAGTCCGGTGCAAGTCTCCCCGGCTCGTCCGCCCGGCTTCCGGACTCCATCCTGAACGAATAGCGTTACGGTCTTGCCAATCCATTGCTTCGTATCAGCGCCGAATTGCCGAGATAGTGATTTCCGATTGGTAGCATTCAGGATCATCTGCTTTTGGATTTTCTCAAACCCTACCGCAAACAACAGCTTCTCTTTGCGCCCGCCATCCATCGGCACATCCTCATGCTTATAAACCCCGGCGATGACGACTTGCTGCGGGCTGATCCCAAGCAAATCTTCACTTGCCAACCAAGGGCTTGTCTTCATGCCGCTTACTTTTCCGGTATATGTTTCTGTCTTCATTTTTATTATATGTTAGTTCTCTTGCTCTAGCTCCCATTCAGGAAGATTTATAGTTTGCATTCCGTCTGAATATCCCGGCCAAATATCTTTAGCCACGCATTCAGCGTAGGTTGCGAGATTGCGCCGATATGCTTCCAATCCGGCAATCAGGGAATCGTATCCAATGATGTTGCAGCTTACGAGATATGGGGCTTCCGTCTCGACCGCTATAAATACCATCGGGCGATTCTCCATCCCTCCCATGCCGTCACCATAGAATGCGGCTTGAACATGGTATCTGTATTTAGCCACCGACCGCTCAAATCCCGGCCCGGCATCCCGGGCAGTCTTCAAATCGATCAGCATCCCATTATCTAGGACCGCATCCGGGCGGCAGCGACAATCAACCCCGGTCTCCGGATCCTTCCAGAATGTCGAAACCTCAACATCGGTGATGCGATCCATGAGCTTTCGCGCCATTGGATGAGCAAATACGGAATCCCGGATCGCCATGATTCTAGTATGCTCTTCGCTAGTCAATAGCTCATGCTCCGGATAATCAACTTGGAATTGCTCCCATGCTTCCTTCCCGGCTTTGGTGCGACGATCCATCGAAGGCATCACAACGCATTCAGATGCGAAGCGATCCGGCTCAAGGACTGCTAGATGAGTCAAGGTTCCGATCCGCATCGCTGGAGTTGGATCCGATGGATTATCTTTAGCCCACTTATAATGAGCGGGGCTGCGGTTGATAAGATCAAGGCCCGATTTAGAAATCCCGGGCATGGCGTGGTATTCATTATTGTTCATATTTATTGTAGGGATAAAAACTGTCGTGGTCTATTTCTTCATCCTCCGGAGAGAATTCACATTCCGAACATCCGATCCAAGGCGGAGTCCCCGGTTCCCAACGGGATCCAGAATCACCTAGATCCCATTCGATCCTCCCTCCGCATTTCGGACAGGGATCATTTTTCTTCAGCTTTATTTCTTTTTTCATTTTTCCTGTGTTGTCGAATTAGCTTTGCGAATTCTGCGCGGTCAATCTTTATAGGTTGGTAGTCGAAATCCGAAAGATGAACTGTGACTTGCTTGGCATAGCGCCCGCCGCATGAACATATCGATTGATATCTCCCGGATGCGTTCTTTCCGATTTGATAGATGCGCCCCCAAATATTATTCTTATTTGATTCGATCATTTGCTTAATGGGTTAGGTGGTGAAGCAGAATAGCTGCCCCGACAAATAAGAGTCCAAGGATCCCGGAGATTATCATTCCAAGCCAAATTGGTGGTTCCCAATTCATCTTAATAACAAACTTCCACTCCTTTCTGCTCAAGTGCCGTAAGCACCGCATCATCGACAAGCTCTCGCTCGACGCTGGTGAAGTGAAGCTGCCGGATGGCATCGCTTATGCACTTTACGATATTATAGACCGTGACATCGGTGGTGCGCTCCACCCCGTCTAGGACGGCAAGCGAGAGCTGGACTGCTTTGGTTTCGTATTTATTCATTGGTTCAATTTCTGCTGATTGTGACATAGAATTTCTTTCCGGCGATGCGGATAACAAGCCCGGCATCCCGGGATAGGATCCCGGCATCCTCGTAGGTTTCGATCTCCGCTCCGTCATAATCGAATCCGTGCAGGGACTCGCGTCCGGAGGCGATGATGTCTTCCGTGAATTCGGAAAGCGATTCTGCGATTAAACAAGCTAGGTCTGATTCATTCATGGTGTTATTTTTGGTTCGGTTAGATCCGGGGGATGGAACCCCGGGAGATTGGTTAGATAAATAGCTTGGAGTGCATCCGGACGATCCAAGGTGCGCCCGGCTTCCCCTTGCGAAGAGCAACGAATACCCTCGTCTGATTTTCTCCGTGCAATGCGCGAATCGTCCCGGATTCTAGGTCAGCCTCAATCGTGAAGCATTCTGAATCTTTAAGCGACTGGAGCATCTTCAGCACTTCCTTGTTGGGGATTAGGGATGCGATGGAATTCTTGGTAGTTGTCATGGTTGGTTCTGGTTGGTTCTGGTTGGTTGTGCCGGGGATGGAACCCGGCGGGGTTGGTTAGATGACTCCGTTTTCTTTGATATCTCGTCCAGCGTTGATCGCTGCATCTCCAGCATTCGTGTTGCCGTTGAGGATTGAGAAGCTATGGGAGACCGTGCTGGCTCCGTTGCCGTCTTCGTGCATTGCGTAGGCATCGATGCAGGTTTGGATTCCGTATTTGGCGACTGCTCTTTTGGTTGCTGATTTGATTTTCATGTTGGTTGGTTCTGGTTCTTTCAGCCATGAGCGGCTGACGGATTCAATCTAAAGAATTCCTTCGGATTCTCAAGAAAAAGTTTCAAGAAAATCAAGAATCCTTGTGTTTATGCGGCTTCCCGGGGCAAGATTTCTTGATAAATTCCCCAAGAATCATTGATCCGGCGCATCAATTCTTGATGATTTCCGCCGGGATTCCCCTGATTGCTGCCATATGGGAACGCTGGTAACAAGCCATGTTCCCGCGTAACTCATTGATCCTAAATCGATTAAGCGAAAGTTACGCTGGTAACGCTTTTCCGAGATATAGCCCTATATACCCATATAGAGATATATCCCTCTCTCTCTCTATATATATATAAATAAATATGTAATTATGTTATTATTATTATTATAGGGGCTGGATCCTTTATGGAATCAGGGAATTTTGCGGTAACGCTTTTCTGTTACCGATCCGTTCCGCAGTAACGTCTTGCCTGATCGTCAGATAATCGCCACATTCTCATTGTCGTGGCACATATACGCCCAACCCCTTACGCATTACGGCTCATTGCAAAAGCCGATGTGGCGAATGTGTCACGATACTCCACTCCCCACAAGATCCGCCCGCTCAAGCCTAAACCGATGCAATCAATCCCCGGCCTTGCATCATCTGCGTTCAACGCCATCCAAAAACTGACAGACAGAAAATAATGGAAACCTACCTTGATGGCCTGAAATATCTTGTCCGGCGGAAAGTCTCCCCGGGATCCTTCAATTCTCAAGAATGGGCGGCAGTCGCTCCAGCTATCCGGCAACGCAGCTTCTTTAGCGCCACAATCAATTCTGCTCGGGTTCTCCATCGGATGCGCTCCATGTTGCTGGACTGGCAATCCGGGGCGACAGAATCAATCCTCACGCCATCTGGAGGGAATGAAATCGTTTTCAAGGAATCCGGCCTAGCCAAATTCCGAGAGAAAGCCGCTGCCCTGCTAATCAGCGAGGGACTTGCATCTCCAGCCGACTTCAAGAACGAATCAATCCAGAATGTGATCAGCGCATCCCGGCTAAAGTTGATCTTCAATACGAATACCGCTCAAGCCCAAGATTTTGCCATCTATCAATCCCGGGTGACGGATCCGGCTAGGATCGATAGATTCCCAGCTGCCGAGTTTGTCCGCACTCCCGGAGCAAAGGTTCCTCGGACGCTCCATGTTGCCAACGAGGGTGCCGTCCGGCGCTTCGATGATGTCCAGTTCTGGCTTGAGCAGAATTCGCCAGACATCGGTGGCTTCGGTGTTCCTTGGGGACCTTGGGGATTTAATAGCTTCATGACCACATTCCCGGTATCTCGCAAGCGAGCCGAGGCGCTAGGGCTTGTGAAGCCCGGGGAGAAGGTCATGCCGCCCGATCTAACCCAATTTGGCGCAACGATCCCGACAAGATTTAACAAAGGCGTGACCGCTGATGTGGATGACATCACTCCGGAGATCCGGCAGCAAGCGATCAACACGATTACATCCCGGCTAGGCCCACAGGCGCTAACCGCAGATGGAAAGCTAACCCTTGAGGGGTTGAAGGCGCTTCGCAGCGGACAGATTCCGGCCCCGGCTCCGGTCCCGGTTCCCATCCCCGCTCCAGCTCCGGCTCCAGCTCCGGTTGCAGCACCGAAGAAAAGAGCAGCAAAGCCGAAAAAGAAGGAAGAGCTAAAGACCGGAGGAACCGAGCCGGGAGGGACGAAGGTATCCAGCAAGGTTTATAGAGGGGTTCAAAACAAACAGATGGATCCCACTTATGATAATATATTTAAAATAATTGATTCAATTCACGGTGACGGACCGCTGCCTACCGTTGAGCTTTCATTTGCTCCGTGGGCTGGAGGAACTGCTAATGGGGAATACAGTCTTTATGATACAAAGATAAATCTATTTAATGCTACTAGCGCACCTTTGACATTACCCCATGAGATGGGGCATTGGATGGATCATAAAGGATTTAAGGGATTGATTCCTGATACTGGATCATCGGGGGTTCTATCTATGGCATCCTATTCTAATTTGTTTGCAGATTTCAGAAAAGCCGCAAATCAATCTAGGAAGATAAAAGAAATCTATTCAAGCAATGGATTACAAGAAAAAAACATTAAGTATTTTACATCTAATCACGAAATGTTTGCGCGGGCATATGCTCAATATATCGCCACCAAATCAGGTGATCCAAAGATGCTTGAGCAATTGAGAAAAAGGCAGGGTGTTCCCGTAAATGGGCAAAGATATCCTGACCAATGGGATGATGACGACTTCATTCCAGTCGGACAAGAGATAGAAAAATTATTTATTAAAGTAGGATGGATAAAAACCAAGTAATGATAGACAAGATAATCGATGATCTCGCATTGAATAAATACGATTCCATCGAAGATGCAATTGAGGATCTGATCTTTTATGGTCTGGATCCGCTCTCCGCTAGAACAGCAGCCCTTTCAATGGACTCAATCGATGTAGTTCCATATTCCACATTATAAAAAGCATGAAGCCAGCATTCACCAAGGGGAACAGATATCTATTCGATCCGGCTACCTATGCTTGGAACATCCCTAGCGGATGGACCTGTCCGGCTGCGGATCAATGCTTGGCAAAAGCAGATAGGCAAACCGGAAA